CTGCGGCGCGTCCTTGGCCGCCCTTGATGTCCACTGCGAAAAATTTGTCGGGTGTCGGAGGCCGTTGGTCGAGGTTTGCGGCGGCATCGGCGTAACGATCGAGAAGCTTCTCGCCTGGCACCAGAAGTCTGATGGCGCTCAATCGAGGCCTGACTTCCCGGGCGCCCAATAGGCCTTCGTCGAAATCCGCGCCGACGGCACCGCGTGCCTTTTCAGGGCCTGCCGCAGGCGCTGGACTGTCGTGGCATTGCCGGCGAGGACGAACGAGGCACCGGCAACGGCATGCGCGTAGATCATGGCTTCCATGTCCGCGACATGCGCACCGTCCGGCGCGCGCTCCAGCAACGACACGTCACCGAGCGCGAGCTGCGTTACGGCTGCCCGCGTGCTTTCGAGGTCACCGACTTCGAAGCAGGAGGAGAGGGCGCGCGCGCTATCCTGCTGCGACAGCGCATGACCGAGACCCAGCGACGTCTCGTCGCCGAAGAGAACAAGCTGCCCCGGCAGAGGCCGGATATCGATCGAGCGGCGCGGGCCGAAGATGTCGCATTCGTCGCCGGGTCGTACCTCGGTCACCCATGCGCTGCCCGGGCCGTTGCCATGCGCATAGCCGAGAATGCAGAGCCGGCCTGCGGCCGCATTCCATTCGAGCGGTGTATACGCGCGCGCCCGGAATGCCGATCCCATTGCGATCTGGATGACCTGGCCGGGTACCCAGCTGATATCGCGCAGCGCCTGCCCTTCGATCGTGATCAGGTGAAGATCGACGGAAAGCCGCTCGGCGGCGACAATCGTCGCGCGGCGCATCAGGAGGCGAAGGAGCGTCTGGCCAACGCGGCCGGGCGTTCGCACGTCCGGCCTTTCGGGCGATCCCATCGGCAGCATCAGGCGAGCCCCGGGGCGGTGGGGCGGCGGGCCGGGCCCGTGTTCGCCAGCGCCGGATCGCTGCGTGTGCGAAGATCGCGAAGACGCGCGACATGGGTGGATTCGAAGATGGGGAGGCCCAACATATTTTCCCTTCGCAAAGCGCGGCTCGCCGATGTGACGGGCCTGCGCTCTGGGGATATGCGAACCGGCTCTTGGCGTCATTGCTAATTCTTGACAGTATATTATCCAATGCCGCCATTATGCCCGAAAGCGCGCCATGCCGATTCTGAACGATCTCGCCAGCCCGTCCGATTGGATCGACCCGGACGACGTGCCTCGCCCCGTCGTTGTCTACGGTCTCGTGGCAAGGGATTTCGAGGGCATCGAGCTCGATCTCCATCGTCATGCGAAGGGGCAGGTCATGCTTGTCCAGCGCGGTGCGCTCAGCTGCGAGGTCGAGGGGGGGCTTTGGGTGGTTCCCCCCGGTAGTGCGATCTGGATTCCCGGCGGAGCGCTCCACAGCGTCAGGATCACGGGAGCGCTCGAGGGCTATAACGCCTTCGTTGCGTCGACCATCGGCCTGCACCTGCCCGGGACCTGCTGCGCCGTCGCGGTGTCGCCATTGCTGCGCGAACTCCTCGTCCGTTCGTCACAATTGCCACTGCTCTACGAGGAGGGCGGGACCAACTCGCGGTTGATTGCAGTGCTCGTCGACGAACTCGCGGCGGCCGAGATCGAGAATCTGCATCTGCCAATGCCGACGGATGCCCGGCTCCGCCGGATCGCCGACGAGATGTTGGAGCGCCCGCGAGAACGGGGAACGCTCGCAAGCTGGGCAAAGCACGCCGGAATGAGCGAGCGGACGCTCGAGCGGCGGATCGGCGAGCAAACCGGGATGAGCTTCGGCCGCTGGCGCCAGCAACTGGGTGTGGTGCTCGCCATCCGGTGGCTCGCCGGCGGTGCGTCCATCCAGGTGGTTGCGGCCGATCTCGGATACGAAAGCGTGCCAAGCTTCGTGACGATGTTCCGTAAGATGCTCGGCACTTCACCCGGGCGCTATATGGCTGAGCGTTATTCAGGCGGGCTCTAGATGTGAATGCATGTGCCCGCCGACGCGGCCTGTTTCTTCGAGGGTAATGTTCTCGGCGGGAGTGATTGCCGAACGTCGGCTTTTACCGATCTGCATCTAGAAGCGGACCGTCCCCAAACGGCCAGCTCTTGCCGGTAGGCTGCGGCTCCAGCGGTCGCGATGTGTTTGTGTAAATGGTCGAATTTTGCCGCCGATGCCGACTTTCAACTGACGTGTATTTTGGGTCAAAATTCGATCGGGGGGACTCGAACCTCTCTGGCAAAAAGTCCTAAGGTATCGGCGAGGGTATCGACCGGCGCATATCGAAAATATACTGTTGTAAACTGGAATTGGATTCGAGCTTAATCGCATGAGCGGCTTCGGCGCTGCACCGGCGAACCTGATAGGCGCATATAGCCTGACCGAGGCTGTCGCTTCAGGTTGGCGGTCGGTATTGGAGTAGCGCGATGGACCCTCGGATTTCTACGAGGGATCGCGATATTTGCCGCGCATTATGTTACGTCGCGTACGCTCGCGCCTGAACCGGACGATAAGATAGATTGCGATGCCCAGCATTATGATGATGAGCGCATAAGCGATAAGAGTTCTCGGTTCGATGGTGGTTCTCCGGCCTAAAATAAGCGAGACCCCGTTTCGATACGTCCGCCAATCCATAAGGTTCCGCTGCGGCGGCTTGGAGCAATATGCACGTGCCCGGCGGCGGCGGCTGCCGACCGATTTACCATATCGGTTAAAACAACTTGACATCGTCACGCTGATATGGCACAAATATCACATCATGAAGAATTGCGAGTCGGGCCGGCGGCCTTCCGTTTTCGGGAGGCTGTTCCGGCCCGAGCTTTTCGGGGAGACGGCGATGGGACGGACGGGCAAGGTGGCGGATGGCTCCGGCAATACACGCCCCGGCCGGCGGCAGATGGATATCTTTCTCGACGCGCTCGCCGAATCCTCGAATGTCGCGGCCTCGGCCCGCGCGGCGGACATTGCGGCGAACGCCATGTACCGCGAACGGCGGCGCAACCCCGGGTTCGCGGCGCGGTGGCACGAGGCGCTGTGCGAGGGCTTCGCGCGGCTCGAAGCCGAGCTGTTGTCCGAAGCACTGATCGCGCCGACGGGCAATGTGAAGGATGCGACGCTGAAGTCGCGGGCGCAGAAATACCGGCTGGGGCTTTCGCTGCTGGCGGCGCACCGGGCGGCGGTGCGAGGTGCGCGGCTCCCTCTTGGCGGCGCGGCGCCCAAGGGCGGTGCCAAGGCGAAGCTCATCGCGAAGCTTGAGGCGATACGGGCACAGACCGCCGCCGAGGACGTCAAAGAGGACGGGCTTTGAAGACCCTCGACGAATTGCGCTATATGCCGCCGGCCGAATTTGCGGCTTGGGCACGCCGGCTGGGCGACGACCGGGCGGCGAAGCTGGCAACGGATTGGGCCTGGTGGCGGCGCGGCGATCAATGCCCGCCGGAGGGAGACTGGCACGTCTGGATGCTGCTGGCGGGACGCGGGTTCGGCAAGACGCGGACCGGCGCCGAATGGATCCGCGGCTATGCCGACGCCCATCCGGGCGCGCGGATCGCGCTGGTCGCGGCGTCGCTGCACGAAGGGCGGCAGGTGATGATCGAGGGCGAGAGCGGCCTGCTCGCGATCGCGCCCGATGATGACCGCCCCGATTATGAAAGCAGCCTCCGCCGGCTGAGCTGGGCGAACGGGGCGGTGGCGACGCTCTATTCGGCGGCGGAGCCCGAGAGCCTGCGCGGCCCCGAACATTCGGCGGCCTGGTGCGACGAGATCGCCAAATGGCCGCAGGGGGAGGCGGCGTGGGACAATCTGATGCTGACGATGCGGATCGGCGACAACCCGCGCGTCGTCGCGACGACCACCCCGCGCGGAGTGAATTTGGTACGGCGGTTGATGAACGAAAAGGGCGTTGCAACGACGGGCGGGAGCACGCGGAACAATCGCCACAATCTGTCGCCGCAATGGCTGGCGACGATGGACCGGCTCTATGGCGGTACGCGGCTCGGGCGGCAGGAACTGAGCGGCGAACTGCTCGAGGATGTCGAGGGCGCGCTGTGGACGCGCGCGCTGGTCGAGCGGTGCCGGGTCGAGGCCGACGCGATCGGCAAGCTGGTGCGCGTGGTGATCGGGGTCGACCCGCCGGCGACGGCAAAGGGCGATGCGTGCGGGATCGTGGTCGCGGCGCAGCTGCGCGACAAAAGGCTGGCGGTGGTCGAGGATGCGAGCGTCGAGAATCCGCCGCCGCATGTCTGGGCGCAGGCCGTGGCGAGCGCGGCGGCGCGCTGGGGCGCCGACCGAGTGGTCGCCGAGAGCAATATGGGCGGCGATATGGTCGAGAACACGCTGCGCCAGGCGGACCTGACGCTGCCGGTGCTGCCGGTGCATGCGAGCGTCGGCAAGGCGCGGCGCGCCGAGCCGGTAGCGATTGCGTATGAGCGCGGGCGGGTGGTGCATGCGGGCGTGTTCGCCGCGCTGGAGGACCAGCTTTGCGGGTTGCAGACGGGAGGCGGTTACGCGGGGCCGGGGCGGTCGCCCGATCGGGCCGATGCTTGCGTGTGGGCGCTGGCGGCATTGCTGGATGGGCTGCGGTTGGGGCGGGAGCCGGGGGTGCGGCGGGTTTAAGCGGTCTTAGTATTTCGGGCGCTCATTGATGATCTTAGCGGGGTTCGCCATCTGGCGGATAAACCACACCGCTGTTGGTGAAACCCAACCAGTGACCTCCAATAAATTATTGTACTCCTTCATGGGTGACTGATCAAAGATAGCAAAGTGATGAGCTACCTTGTTTCGGAAGCGCCTTAGTTGGTCGATCTTATCGTATGCGTCGCTAAGATTAAGGTTTGCGGCGCATGTAGGAATGAGCGCCGCAAACCTTGTTGCCAGAGCTGATTTTTATACCGGACTGTCATGAGGTTGAGCCAGAATCCGAACGAAAGTCCCGACACGATGTGATCTACCGTGAGCGCGTTGCCTTTCCGCGCGGTTTCGCGCTGAACCACCTCTGCGAGATGCTCACGATGTTTGGCTGTCAGAAGCGCGGGGACGGATGTGCCGAGGTGCCAATTTCTAGTAAAGCGCCGAGCCAGCGTTTCGGCGACGGCGTTCCGAATGCTAACTTCGGCGGTTTGCAGCGGAAGATAGAACTCTTCACAGAGTCGTGCATTCCATACGTAGCAACGGAGCGCCTTATGCGGACAAGGGTCGTTTTCCATGAAGCGCTGTAGCCGCGCTGGTGCAATTGCGGCTTCAAAGTCTCTTAACGCTGCTGGTATAAGGGAAAATGAAAGTTGCATTTTGAAGAGTGACTCTCTATATTTCTGCCATGTGCCGTTGGAGCGATCACTGTTCGCATATCGCCAGCGGACCCCGTGAGGGGCGGGCCTAAGGGCGCCGCCCCTTACTTTTTTTACCATTGCTGCTGCGGTTTCCCCCTGTGGATGATCCGCGAACTCTGCCTTACCCATATTATTTGAGCGCGAACAAATAGCCAACCATGAACATTGGCCATTTCCAATCATTAAGTGTCTCGCGCGGCCAAATTCTGGGATAAATGGGAGTTTGCTCGTTCGAGCATCTCCATGTCAAAATCGGAGATCATCATGAACTGGTTTGGCCGCAAGGCCGCGCAGCTGGCTGCGCGGCCCGCTTTGTCGCGTGTGTATGGGACATATGGGATGATGGGGAGCGCGCCCGCGCCGCTGTCGTTCGAGGCGCAGGTGCGCGAGGGGTATCTCGCCAATGCGATCGTGCAGCGGGCGGTCCGGCTCGTCGCGGAGGCGGCGGGATCGGCGCCCTTGGTGGCGAGCGATCCGGCGCTGGCGGCGCTCGTTTCGGCGACGTCGGGCGGGCAGGGGCTCGTCGAGACGTTGGCGTCGCAGCTGTTGCTTCACGGCAATGGCTATGTGCAGTTTTTGACCGATGGCGCGGGCGCGCCGGCGGAGCTGTTCGCGCTGCGGCCCGAGCGGGTGACGGTCGAGGCCGACGCGCGCGGGTGGCCCGTTGCCTATCGCTATAAGGCTGGCGGGTCGGCGGCGGTGCTGTCGGCCGAGGATGGCGCGGGACGGACCCAGGTGGTGCATGTGAAGGCGCTGCATCCGCTCGACGATCATTATGGTGCGGGGTGCCTGGGGGCGGCTTCGGGCGCGATCGCGGCGCATAATGCGGCGGCGAGGTGGAATGCGGCGTTGCTCGAGAATGCGGCGCGGCCTTCGGGGGCGCTGGTGCACGATCCGGGCGACAAGGGCATGCCCTTGTCGGCGGAGCAGGTCGACCGGTTGCGCGAGGAACTGGCGGAGAGTTTCGCGGGCGGGGCGAATGCGGGGCGGCCGTTGCTGCTGGAGGGCGGGCTCAAGTGGCAGGTGCTGTCGCTGTCGCCGGCGGAGATGGATTTCCTTGCGCTGAAGGATTCGAGTGCGCGCGAGATCGCCATGGCGTTCGGGGTGCCGCCGATGCTGCTGGGGCTGCCGGGGGACGCGACCTATGCCAATTATCGCGAGGCCAATCGTGCGCTGTGGCGGCTGACCGTGTTGCCCTTGTGCGCGAAGATATTGGGGGCGATTTCGCAAGGGCTGGCGGGATGGTTCGATGGCGCCGAGTTGCGCGTCGATCTGGATAAAGTGCCGGCGCTGGCCGAGGACCGGATGGCGCTGTGGCGCGAGGTGTCCGGGGCGGACTGGCTGACGGCGGACGAGAAGAAGGCGCTGCTGGGGGTGGGATAGATTTGGTTCGCGCGAAGACGCGAAGACACGAAGAGATTTTCCTATTCCGTTCGCCCTGAGCTTGTCGAAGGGCCGTCCTTCTCAGCAGCGTTGAAAGAGAGAACGGTCCTTCGACAAGCTCAGGACAAACGGAGGAAAGGGTTCTTCTTCGCGCCTTGGCGTCTTTGCGCGAAATATTCGGAGAAATCGACATGGATGAGGAAGAGGCGCTGGCGCGGTTGATCGCGCTGGCGGGGACGAGCGCGCCCGATGCGGCGTTGCTGCGCGCGGTGGTCGAGGAGGCGAGCGAGCTGGGAGCGCGGCGGGCGCTGGCGCGGCTCGGGCTCGCCGATGAGGCGGCGCGCGACGATATGATCGATCTGCGCCAGCTGCTGGGCGCGTGGCGCGATGCGAAGACGAGCGCGTGGAAGGCGGCGGTCGACTGGGCGGTACGGTGCGGGCTGGCGCTGCTCGTCGTCGGGCTGGCGATGAAGCTGGGGCTGCCGGGGTTGCTGCGGTGAGGGCGGCGCTCGCTGACATGCCCTCCCCTGACCCCTCCCGCCGGCGGGAGGGGGACTTACGGTTCGCCGGCTATGCTTCGGTGTTCGACCGGGTCGATCGCGGCGGCGATGTGGTGCGGGCGGGGGCGTTTGCGGCGAGTTTGCGCGAGCGGCGCGTGGTGCCTTTGCTTTGGCAGCATCGGCCGGGGGCGAGCATCGGTGTGATCGAGACATTGGCTGAGGATGCGCGCGGGCTGCGCGTTGTCGCGCGGGTGACGCATCCGACCGCAGCGGCGCTGGTCGCGCGCGGGGCGCTGACGGGATTGTCCTTTGGGTATCGGGTGACGGCGGCGCGCGGGACTGGGCCGCGCGAGTTGCTGGCGCTCGATCTTGCCGAAGTGAGTCTGGTGGCGATGCCGATGCAGGTGCTGGCGCGGGTGATTGCGGTCGATGTTGGCGGTGAGCGGGAGGGCGTCTCACCCTCTCCCGGCTTCGCCTAGACAGCAAGCTGAAGGCTGCGCAACCCTTCCCCGTCGTGGGGGAGGGGTTTCTATTTTCGGTGAAGGAGTGACGGGCATGGATATGGAGATGGAAGTGAAGGCGGATGCGCTCGAGGGGGCGTTCGATGCGGTGCTGGCGGCGGAGGCGGTCGATGAGCTGAAGGCGTCGGTCGCGGCGCTGAAGACGCAGGTCGACGCGCAGGCGGTGGCGGCATCGCGGTTGCCGCTCGACGGGGCGAAGGCGGCGGCCGATCCGGCGCGCGATGCGTTCGTCGAGCGATATTTGCGGCGTGGGATCGATGCCGGCGTCGAGATGAAAAGCCTGTCGGGCGCGAGTGGCGGCGAAGGCGGCTATGCGGTGCCGCGTGAGATCGACGGCTCGATCGCCGCGACGCTGAAGGCGCTGTCGCCGATCCGGTCGATCGCGACGGTCGTCCAGACCGGGACGAGCGGTTATCGCAAGCTGATCGCGACGGGGGAGATGGGCGCGGGCTGGGTCGGCGAGACCGCGGCGCGGCCCGAGACCGCGACGCGCAGCTTTGCCGAGATCGCGCCGCCCTCGGGCGAGCTCTATGCCAATCCGGCGGCAAGCCAGGCGATGCTCGACGATGCGATGTTCAACGTCGAGGACTGGCTGGCCGAGCAGCTGGGGCGCGAGTTCGCGGTCGCGGAAGGTAGCGCGTTCGTGAACGGCAACGGGACGAGCCGGCCGAAAGGCTTTCTGACCTATGCGACGACGAACGAGGTCGATAGCGCGCGGGCGTTCGGGACGCTGCAGCATCTGGCGACGGGCACGGCGGGCGCCTTTCCGGCGTCGAACCCGCAGGACAAGCTGGTCGAGCTCGTCCATTCGCTGAAGGCGCCGTACCGGCAGGGCGCGTGCTGGGTGATGAATTCGGACACGCTGGCGCGCATCCGCAAGTTCAAGACGACCGACGGCGCGTTCGTGTGGCAGCCGGGGCTGGTCGAGGGGCAGGCGGCGACCTTGCTCGGCTATCCCGTGGTCGAGGCCGAGGACATGCCTGATGTCGCGGCGAACAGCCTGTCGATCGCCTTCGGCAATTTCCGCGCCGGTTACCTGATCGCCGACCGCGGCGAGACGCGCATCCTGCGCGATCCGTTCAGCAACAAACCCTTCGTGCATTTCTATGCAACCAAGAGGGTCGGCGGGGCGATCATCGATTCGCAGGCCATCAAGCTGATGAAATTCGCCGCCAGCTAAGCGAGGCTGGCGCGCGACGGGCGTCCGGTTCCGGGTCTCTTTCCCTTTCGGGACCGGGCCGGGCGCCAATCTTTTAGACCCATGATCTTTGGAAAGGGTGGCCCTGCCATGCCGACCCCTTTTTTCGCCGACCTGGTGCGCGAGCTCGCCCAGGAGGGCGGGACCGGGCCGCTGACGCCGACCGGCGCGGTTCCCGGCCATCGCCGCTTTGCCGACGCGGTGCCGCCCGGCCTTTCGTTTCACTATGCCGTGGCGGGGATCGCCCGTCCCGAGCAATGGGAGGTCGGGACCGGCCGCATCGGCAGCGATGGCCGCCTGCTTCGCGAGGTGGTGGCGGCATCGTCGAACGATGGCACGGCGGTCGATTTCACACCCGGGCTGAAAACGATCGCGCTGACCGTCGGCGCCGGCTGGTTCGCGGCGAGCGATACGCAGGCGGCGACGCTGGCATCGGGCATGACGGCGCTAGGCGATGAACTGGCAGGGCTGGCGGGCGCGCTCGACGCGAAGCAGCCGCTGTCGACGACGCACGGCAGCGCGGGCGCCGGCGAAGCCACCGACGCCATGACGGTCCGCCGCGGTGCCGGCTGGGTTAATATCCCGCTGTCGGCGCTGGCGTTTCGCGATGCGGATGGTCGCTATCCGCTGGACGGCGCGCTGGCAGCAGGGGTGGGAAGCGCGCTCGCGCCGTCGATCGGCTTTTCGGGCGACGGCGACACCGGATTGTGGCAGCCGGCGAGCAATACGCTGGGATTTGCGACCAATGGTGCGGAGCGCGCCCGGATTACCAGTAGCGGTAATTTCGGTATCGGGGCGACCGCGCCCGCCGCTTTGCTGCATGTTCGCGGCGGCGGTGCGGGCGCCACCCAGCTTCGGCTCGATAGCGGCGCGACCCAGCCGAATATCGCATTTTATAATGGCAGCGGCGATGCAGAAGATCGCAACTGGGCCATCGTCGCCAGCCATGACGGCTATGGCGACCTTTGCTTTCGTCGTTCGAACGCCGCCGGCGGTGATCCGCTGACCGCGGGAACGACCATCTTTCGCATTTTGCCGAACGGGCAATGGCAGGGCGCCAACGGGACCAGCGCCGCGCCGGCCTATAGCTTCGCGGCCGACGCCGACACCGGCTTTATGCTGTCGGCGTCGAACCAGATCGCCGTCGTGACGGGCGGCGTTCAAAGGCTGACGGTCGATGCCACGGGCAATATGACGCCGGGGGGAGACAATATGCAGACGCTCGGATGGTCGTCGGCGCGCTGGTCGGTTATTTTTTCGGGCACCGGCACGATCAACACGTCCGATGCGCGTGAAAAGACCTGGCGCGGCGCGCCCACCGTCGAGGAAATCGCCGCCGCGCGCCGCATCGTCGACGAACTGGGTTTTTTCCAATGGAACGACGCGATCGCCGCGAAGGGCGCCGAGGATGCGCGGCTGCATTTCGGCGTGCGGGCGCAGACGGTGTGGGCGATCATGGCCGACGAAGGGTTGATCGACCCGATCGCCGAAGGCGCCGCGCCGAGCAGCCGCTATGCCTTTTTATGCCACGACGAATGGGATGAGGGGGCAGCCGGCGAAGGCCGACCCGCGGGCGACCGCTTCGGCGTCCGCACCGATCAACTGGCCCTGTTCCTGGTCGCGGCGCAGGACGCGCGCCTCGCGGCGCTGGAGGCCGCATTATGATGGACGGATCGGTCTTGGCTGCGCGCGCGATCGGCGATGCCGCGCGGCGCGATCTGCCAAGCGAATGGGCGGGCCCCGAGCCGGCGGCGCCGCAGACGGCACCGGCGCTGGCGCGCGAGGCGGCGCGGCGCGTGACCTTGCGCAAGCCCTGACGGGAAGGGGGAAATGATGACGATGATGGTGAAGGATCCGGGCACACGGATCGATTTCGAATTCGACTGGGCCGCCGCCTATCCGGGCGGCCAAGCGGTCGTCGCGAGCGACTGGTCGGTCGCACCGGTGGAGGAGGGCGGCGTGACCGTGGTCGGCGGCGCGCACGACCTGAAGGAGGTTACGGTCACGCTGGCGGGCGGGATCGCAGGCCGTGTCTATCGCGTCACCAACCGCGTGACGATGAGCGACGGGCAGATCGACGAACGGTCGATGACCTTGCGGGTGGAGGAGCGATGATGGCGGAAAGCCTGTTGCCGGGCGAGGCCCCGGTGAGCCTGAACGAAGCGCGCGGCTGGCTGCGGCTCGGTGCGACGATCGACGATGCGGTGGTCGCGCAGCTGGTGCGCGCGGCGACCAATATCTGCGAGGCGTTCATCGGCCAGTGGCTGGTCGTGCGCGACGGCGAGGAGGTGGCGCCGCTGCCCGCGGAGTGCATTGCGCTGCGCGCGCGTCCGGTGATCGCGGTCGACGGCGTGACGTTGCTGTCGGCGGACGGCTCGGAAATCCCGCTCGGCGCGGAGGCGTATCGCGTGACGATCGCGCGCGACGGAAGCGCCTGCGTCGCCGTGCATGATCCGGGCGGCGCGGCGCGCGTGCGCATCGCCTATCGCGCCGGCATGGCCGAGGGCGCGAACGGCGTCCCGGAAGCGATCCGCCAGGGTATCGTGCGGATGACGCAGCATCTGCATGACGCGCGCGACGGAACGGGCGCGGGGCCGCCCGCGGCGATCGCAGCGTTGTGGCAGCCGTGGCGGCGGCTGACGCTGGGAAGCGGACGATGAGCGGGGCCGAGCAGGCGGTGCGCGCGAAGGCGCTCGCTCTGCTGGCAGGCGATTCGGAACTCGCAGGGCTGGTGCATGGCGTGTTCGACGGCGTGCCGGCGCGGGCGAGCGCGCCTTATGTATCGGTGGGCGGGGTCGAAGGTCGCGATTGGGGCACGAAGGACCGGGCGGGGCGCGAGGTGCAGCTGACGCTGGTGCTGAATGGCGTCGGCGAGAGCGAGGACCGCGGCGCGGCCCGGCGGATCGAGGCGGCGGCGGAGGCGCTGCGCGGTGCGGCGGGCGGCTGGATGGTCGTTGGCGCGCGGGTCGTGCGGACGCGGTTCGTTTTTGGACGCGATGGGGGCTGGCGCCAGGAGATGATGGTGCGGTGTCGCTGTCTGGAGGAATAGGGCGGGTGGCAGCGTTGCGGTAGGCCCACCCCGCTGCGGCTAACGAACAAGTTCGTAAGCCTCGCTGCCCCTCCCGCAAGCGGGAGGGACAAGCGCAGCATATGGAAGCGATCACTCGCGCGGGCGAGGTTCTCGCTACTCGCCCGGCATCGTGTTGGTCGCCTTATAGTCCTTGAATTTTTCGGTGAAATTGGCGTGGTAGTCCTCGATCTGCAGATCGGCGTCGTCGGTCGCGACCGCTTCGGAATCGCCGCTCGCGCGGCCGAGCGCGATCACCGCCTTGCGAAAGGCGTCGCGTTCGGTTCCGCAGTTCGATTTCACCTGCATTTCATATTGAACGTCTTCGACCTTGGCCTCGAGCGCCTTCTTCATGTCGTCGCGCAGGCATTTGGTGAAGGCGACGCGCGTCGTCGCGACCGTCGCCGCAGGCGACGACTGCACCATGGCGGCCAAAAGCAATGTCGTGATCAGCATCCTGCGACTCCCCATTCCGCATGACTATATTTTGAGGAGGTTAGACGATGGCTATCGAAAATGGGAGCGATTTTCTGCTCAAGATCGGCGACGGTGAAGCGCCGCCGACATATCGCACGGTCGCGGGCCTGCGCACCACGCAGATGTCGGTGAACGGCGAGGCGGTGAACGTCACGACGAAGGAGTCGGGCGGGTGGCGCGAGCTGCTGTCGGGCGCCGGCGTGCGGTCGGTTTCGGTGAGCGCGGCGGGCATTTTTACGGGATCGGACGCCGAGGTGCGGCTGCGCGATCACGCTTTGTCGGGGACCATCGACGATTATGAGCTGAGCTTCGAAAGCGGCGAGCGGATGCGCGGGCGCTTCCTCGTCACCCGGCTCGACTATGCCGGCGATTATAATGGCGAGCGCAATTACACGCTGAACCTGGAATCGAGCGGCGCGGTGGTGAGCCTGTGAGCGGGGCCAATGCGCTTCGCGGCGAGGCGGAGCTGACGGTCGGCGGGCGGCGGCTGGTGTTGCGGCCGAGCTTTGCGGCGCTGGTCGCCGCCGAGGCCGAGCTGGGGCCGCTCTTCGCGCTGGTCGAACGCGCCGCCGACGGGCGGTTGGGGCTGGGCGAGCTGGCCGGGCTGTTCTGGCATTGCGTCGGTGAGCGGCCCGACACGCTGACGCGCGAAGCGATCGGCGAA